GGGAAATTTTAGCGCGGGGCCTTGGGTATGGCAAGCGCGTAGGGGGTGCGGGGGCCATGGGGGTGTGTGCGCTTTTCTATACACACACGCCCCCGTCGAAGCGCGAAGTGGGGGGGGGTAAATTTGACCAAACGGTCAGGATCTGCAGCTGGAATCGCATAATCGTTATTATGTTAAATTTATTATGTAGCAATATCAGCATGTTAGCGTTTTACACCTATCTATGGTTGTATCGTTGGCAATATTGCTGCGCTGCGACATCGCAAAATTTGACCATTTGGTAAAAAATGCGTATTCGCGCGCGGGCGTCTGAGCGTCGGCGTGTCTGCCGCAGAGGCTAAACACGCCCTCACGCTCGTTTTAACCACCGCTGAAGCGGCATAACGACGAAGCAGCTGGTCACCCCCCTGTAAACCTCGATTGGCTCCTCCAGCGGCTTCCCAGCGTCTCTGAGCAACTTGCACAGCTCCCGCACGATAAATCCGTTGCCAACGACCTCCAAGCCTTCGCACCTCGCGCGCTGCATCGTATTGTATTCCTGCTTTCCGCGATAGCTCCGCACGGTGTCCAGCTCAATCCTCGCCATGCCCCGCCTCCAATTCGCCCGCTATCGCAGCGTAACCGCACACGTCCACCCAGTTGTCCGAGTGATCGCTTGAACGCGACCGCGATACCTTGAGCAACACCATCATCGCTGCCACGTCCACCTCTGTCACAGGCACGCCGAGATACGCCGACCACATGCCAGCAATGGTCGCGTGCGACGCCTTTGCGGAGCCATACGTCCTCTGCCTGTCGCCCGTGATCAAGTCACCCGCCGTGCGTAAAATATCTTCCCTCGTTACCATGGTATATCATCCTCTATGTTATTGTTGCCATCTCCATCCACCACACGCGTCACCTTCGCGTTGGGGAACGTCTCAAACGCCTTCTGCAGAAACGCCTCGCTGAAATGCTGCTTCAGCACGCACGCGGCATCCTCGAAGGAGTAGACCACCCACTCGGGATACCGCTTGCGCAGCTCAGCGCATCCCTGCCTCGCGAAGCACACGATCTGCCCGCCATCCAGCTCCACGCACCAAGCGTGCGGCGACAGCGGCTTATGCCCCGCGCCCTCCGCTTCCGCTTCCATGCGCTTCCACCCCGCCATGAGCTGCGTGGCGATCTTATTCGTCCTGACGACGTCACGCTCCACGATGGCCTCCTTCAACGCTTCATAGGCTGCCTCGAACTTGCCTGCCAGATCCGGCGTGACCAGCGACGGCAGCGTATCACCCCACCGCTCCGTCATTTCCCTCGCCACCCGATCCAGCGGTTCCAGCTGACCCCAGACAGACGCCGGTATTGGCTCCGTCCTTTCGCCAACCGTAAACTTCCCCTTCGCCGCTATCTGCTTTGCCGTAGGGCGACGCCCCTTCTGATTAGCCATGCAAGTATCCCTCCCTTCCACAGTCCGTTTTCCACCACCACAGTCCACCACCACAGTCACGTATATATATACGTTGACTGTGGTGGAAGGATTTCACTGTATTATTCCCACACTCCCACACTCCCCCACAGTCCACTGTGGTAAACGTGGACACGCTCACAAGCCCGCCTCATCGCCGTTGATCCACTCCCCGACGGTCACGATTTGCACGTCACGCCCAGCGCGCGCATCCGTCCACTTGGCCGTGCGCAATACGCCCGTGTCGATCCACGTCTTGGCGATTGCCTTGGCTTTCGCCTTCTCGTGTTTCTTCTCCAAGTCCAGATCCAGCGCGCCTGCCACCGCCACGCCGATCCAGCGCTTGCTGCGCACGTTTTCGCGGTACGGGTCATCCGCTGCCTCCGCTGCCCCGACGTCACGCTGCACCTTCATCGCGTCGCGCGCCGATATGCCGTCGAAGAGATCCGGCATCGCATATTCCGTGGCCACGCCGACATATTCCATGTTTGGCAGCTGCACGCCCACCATGCGCCGGTAGACCGCCTTGGCTGCTGGCGGCGCCAAGTTTGCCTTGCCGTCGTCCACGCGGAATATGCCGAGGCTCTCCGCCTCTGACACGCCCAGCTTCTGCGCGTCTTCCGAGCTGATCTTGTTGATGACCCGCGCCGCACGCGCCGCCCCGATCAGCGACCCCGCGCCTCTGACGCTGTCCACGGTTGCCTCGTCGCCGTTGCCCTTGCGGATGTGATGCACCAGCGCCACGGCGCAATCTGTCTCGTCGCAGACGCTACGGACGGCACCGACGGCTGCATTCATAGCCACGTTGTCGTTCTCGTTGATCTGGTTCGCGCCAACCCACGGGTCGATCATCACCATGCCGATGTCGTTCTCCTTGATCTTGGCCGCCATGTAGTCAAGCATCTCGTCGTTCACCTCGATCCCGTCGCGCCCTTGGTTGGCGAACACCATGTTTAAGCTTCTTCCGGCGTCGAGGAACAGGCGCCCCCGTATTTCCTCGGCGGTGACGCCGTAGTGCAGCATCGCCGCCGCAAGGCGTCTCTGCATCTCCTCCAGCGGGTCTTCGAGGTTGATGATCCACACCTTGCACGGCTCGTGTATAGCCTCGCCCAGCAGCGGCTTGCCCGTTCCGATGCACAGAGCCTCCACGATCTGCAGCGACGTCTTCCCGACGCCTCCCGCCGACGCCAGCACGCTGACATGGCCTCTGACGTAATGCTGCCCGTAGATCCACCGCCGCGCCGGTATTGTCGCGGGATCTATTGGCTCGTATGCAGTTGGCCACTGGCGCTCGCCTGCGATGCGTTCCTGCTTCACTTCCTCGACCGGCTTCGCCAGCGCCAGCGCCTCGCGCAGCTTCTCCGCGCCCGCTTCCTGCAGGTAGTCGTTGGCATCCTTTACGTTTTCCACGCCCAGCGCATCGAAGCGCACGACGTGGACGTCGGTGCTGCCGTCGCCGCGCAGCACGTCCGACACCGCCTCCACGTCGAGGTCAGGGTCTGCGCAGATCGTGACGTCTGATGCGCGTGGCGCGTTAAACGTCTTCATGCCCGACTTGCCGAATGTGCAGACGATTGTCGCCTCGACGTGGCCCATGATCGCCTGACGCACGCTCAGCGCATCCTCTGGCCCCTCGACCAGTATGATCGCGCCGCCCTCGTGCTGATCGCCGATCCGCATGGCATTGCCGACCAGTGATCCGCGTGAATACTTGTTGATGTTGTTATGCTCGCGCTTCTTCCCGTCCGGCGTCAGCAGCACCGCCTGCACGCCGCAGACGTCGCCCTCGGCGTTGGTCGCGGGGAAAAGTATCGCGGGCCCGTCGTATAAGCTGGGGCTGAAGCGCGCGACGCCCTCTGCCACGCCAGCGCGCATTCCACGGTTGTTCAGGTATAGCAGCGCCGGTCTGACGGCGTCCTTGTTCTCGCGTGATATCGGCACGCTGCGCTCCCAAGCTGCCTGCGCCTTTGCGATTTTCTCGGCGCGCGTTTCCTCGTCGCGGATCAGCAGATCCTTGCTGGCCAAGCGCACGATCAGGCGATCCATTTCGCTCGGCTGGAACGGCATCGCGTCATCGTTTTCGAGCGTCTTCGGGTTTTCGCTGCCCCGCTTGAACCCGCTGCCAATGGTTGCCTTTATCTCATGTTCCTGCAGCCCGATTGCCTTGGCCGCCGTGTGCAAGTCTATGACGCTGCTATCTATGTTGGCGGCGTCCATGTGCGCGTGCCGACCCAGCGCGTATGCCGCTAGGTTCAGCGCCTCGTTGCGACGCCCCTGCGGCGCCATGCCGATCTCGGTTACGACGCTTTCCCGTACCTTCTGAAAATAGTTTACGCTCATCCCGCTACCCCGTTTTAACTTTTGTTATAACCACGCCCGCCGGAGCAGGCGTGGAACTTGTTATCTTAGAAGCCGAAGTCGTCTGCGTCTACAACGCTCGAAACTGGGGCCGCTGCGGTTGGCACCGGCTCCGGCTTAGGCGGCGTGCTGTCTGCGGGTTTCGCGATCCACTTGGATATGGAAAAACCTAAATCGTATGACGTGCCCTTTCCGACTACGACAGGCGTGGACGTCGTGACGCTGACGACCGGCACCATGCCCTGCGCAAACTCTGGCGCGTTTTCCGCTTGGTTGTACAGCTTGGCGATAAACTGCCCCGTGCCATACGAGTTGTTGCTGAACTGCGCTTTGGTGCCGTCCGACATCCAGCAATCCACATCGAACCCCTGCTTATACGCTGGCTTGCCCTCCGCGTCCGTCTCGGTCGGCTTAGGCAGAGGCTGCGATGGCGATGGCCATTCCTGCCAGTCGCGCATCCCGACGGCGATCTTGAGCCACCCGAACTTCACGTTGGCGATGTCGATTGCGATACCCTTGGCCATGTCGATGACTTCGGGGTCGCCGCCCTTGTTTACCGTCCAGCGGTTTTGCGGAAGGTTGACCCGTATATACGCGCCGCTCGCGTCTGATGATTCTCCGAAAGATATTGGCATGTTTGTCTCCTTGACGTTGTGTGCCTGTGTTATGCGCCGTGTGACGCGGTGAAGTTGAACGCCCAGCGCGGTATTTGAAGCGTTTGCAGCTCCCCATAACCGTAATCCCAGACGCCCGTGTTGCGCGCTATCGCAAATTTCTCTAGCGCGTGTTGAACTGCCGCGTCGCCCTCGTTGAGCGTGCGCCAGTCAAGCTCGTACACACCAACGGGGTAAGGCGCTTCCTTGCCCACGCTAATGAAGATGAACCTGTCGATCTCCTCCCCGATCAGGCCCATCGTCCTGCGGTAGAAGCTTTCCTGAATGTGATACCCGAAGTTGGCCACCTGCTTCGCGAAGCCCTCGGGGTCTGGAGCGATGGTTGTCTTCAAATCTATCAGCGCCCCGATGTCACGACGCCACCCGTCTGGACGGCATCGCATGTCCACGCCTGTCTGCGTGTCCTTCGCGAATATGCTGGCCTCGCAGACCAGATCGCCAGATAGCAGCTTGGCCACCTCCTTGTTGCTGCGCACCGCGTTTGCCGCGTCCACGGCGATCTTGTAATCGCCCTCCGTCAGCAGCAGCGCGCCGTTGGCGTCGGCCTCTGCCTTGTGCTGCGTCCAATCCTTGCCGCGCCGCGTCTCCGGCCCGCACCATACGGTGCTTGCGTGCTGCGGTTCAAACACCAGCGTGTGCGTGGCCGTGCCCACGTCGAATATGCTGCTTTCCTTGCGCTCGGCATACTTGTAATGCGCCAGCGACTTCATGGCGATTGTCTTGGCTCCAGAGGCGCTGAGCGCGTCGCTCAGGTGGTATTCCTCGTTGGACATGGTTGTTGATATAGTCATGTATTTTCCCCGCTTTTATTCCATAAATTTTCTGGCAATGCTTCAAAATGCTCTCCAGAAAAACTTTTCACACCGTCTAAAAATTGACACTCATTACCCATTTGAGCGAAAAACATGTGGCACATCCAAACTTGATCTTGCTCTTCTCTGCTGAACTTACTTGTATCAGCATCAAAAAATGCCGAGCCAATGTTGAGAAAGTGCTCGTCACTTTTTTCGTCGTAAACAATTTTTAAATTGTTGACGAAATTCTTGTAGCGGTTCACGCCTTCCCCCTTCCATACAGCGCTATCAGCAGCGCCTCTGCTCTATGTTCATCCTTCTTGCGCTTCAGCTCGCTCGCCCTATCGGGGAACCACTGCTGCGCCATCCTACGCGCCGCGTCCTTATCCTTTGGCAGGTTCATGGCCCGCTTCCACACGACCGGCGTCACCATCGTGTAGCGCGTGCGCGACAGCGCCACGGTCGTCGTGATCTGGCCAAACGCGTACCCCAGCTTGAACGTGCTGGACACGCCCTGCTTTGGCATCGCCTGTTGTCTCTCGATCCATATGTGATCGAGCCGATCCACCGACGTGAGAATATCCATCAACGCCACGACGTCTACGCCACCCTCGCTGTACACGGGCAGGTCATGCACCTCCGACCAGTTTTCACCGACCAGCGCCACGCCGCCTGTGCGGTAGCCGCAGTCTATGCCACACGTAACAATGCTCAATGCATGTCCTCCTTATCCGGCGTGCTGTATGTCTCGAATATGATCCCCATGGTCATGGCGATGGCGTCTTGAACGTCGCAATCGTTTTCGCGCATGAAGCCGATCACCGACTGCAGCGCAGCGCCCAGCGCGTACACCTTGGCAAGGTCTGGCATCTCGGTGTGCTCGGTGATCGCCAGCATGTCACGCATCAGCGCGTTTGCCTCGGACATCGTGTTGCTGGCAACCGCTGACATCTCAGCATGCTGCTCCGGCGTCAGTGTGAAATCATCATCCACGCTGCACGTCCACGCCATGCTCGTCCAGCAGGCGCAGTATCGCCATCTGCGTCAGCGACGCCATGCT